GTTATATCTACTGGATATTCAGTGCCATAACTTAATATTCTAGCTGATAGTATTAATCCATCTTTATCAATCATTGCTAAATCTTCAAATTTAACATCAGATACAATTAACGCATCAATTAATTTATTTAAAACAACTCCTTCATTAATATATGATGGGTTTGTTAATATATCTTCATCATATGCTGTCATATATCGCATTTCAATCTTTCCAGATCTTAATATATGATTTTCAGGATATACATTTCCATTACTAGTTAATTTAATTATTTCAGTTGGAACAGTATTTGCTTGTTTTTGTTCGTATTGCTGTTTTGCTAAATTAATAAGATTTTGATTACTATATTGTTCGGTCATTTTACTCATTATACTTCCTTTTAAAACTTTATTATAAATATGTTAGAACAGTAAAAATGGGAGTAAAACTACTCCCATTGTATTTAATATTAATATTCTAGTACTGCAAAATCATATTTCAACGTAAGTTCAATAGTAACAGCATCTTCTGTACCCCAATCCATTTGACCAAAGTTTGAATCTAAAATAAATGCACCTTTCAATGTCCATTCTTCTATTTTTTCTCCCGTTGGTGATAATGAATGAAAAGTAACATTCTTTTTATATTGAGTGCTATATCCATCTCTACCTGTTAATGATTCATGATGTAAACGTATCCAATCAATAACTGCTTGAGCGCCTGAAGGAACAATTGGGTCATATAATGTTATTGCAACATCATTCCATCTTGTTTTTCCTTTAACTTTTCTATCAACGTTAATATGATCTAATACAATTTCTCCATTTGTCATCGATGGCCTTGCAGCTGCTTTGATAAGGTATGAAGGAATTCCATCTATATACATAATGAACCTATTGGTATACTTAGGTTCCCAATCAAATGCATTTAAAAATAAATCATTTTGACTTATTCCTGGTAATTCTTGTTCTAATGCCATTTTCTATTCCTATATTCTTTTTATATAAATATTACTTAACCAAATTTTTATTCTGGGAATGATGCACCAGTTGGTTGAATATTAAAGTCTAATACTATAAACTCTGCAGTTCTTGTTGGTTGCAAAAATATTTGTCCATATAAAATATTTTGATCAATAAGATCTGGAGTGTTATTTGTATCATCCATTACTACTCTAAATGCACTCAATCCTTGTTGTGATCTAACACTATCTAAATATGGATTAACAATATTTAAAAATCTATTTCTAGTTGCATCTGTATTTTGTTCGAATACTAAATATTTAGTAGCAGAAGCAATAAATTTCTTAACTGCTATTAATAATCTTCTTACATTTACTCTATCTAATGCAGATGGTCTAGCTTGAAGCGTCTTTTGACCCCAAATACAAATTCCTTCATTAGGGAAGTTTGCAATAGGATTAACTCTTGCTAAATATAAGTCATCTCTATCCGATTGAGTTAATTTCTCATATGTATTAATTACGGTTGTTAAACCACCTCTATTTAAGCCTGCAGGTGCATACCAAGGTGCTGCTACAGAATCATTAAATGATAATGCTCCAGGAACTACTACTGATGGTGGTACCCACATTGGTTTATTTCTAGATGGATCAACAATTTTTACCCATGGGAAATATGTTGAGGTATAATTTGAATCAATACTAGTAACTTGAGATGTTGCTGTCGTAATGCTATCTCTCTCTGCGGTAAGATCCATTACATAAAAAGTATCTTGTCTATCTTCTGCTAATTGTCTAGCTTCGGTAGTTACTGAACTATGTAGTCTATGAATAATACCTGGAGTTAATAACATATTCATATCATAAAAATCTGTATTGCTTAATGCTGCAAATGCTTTTTGATATGATTTAGTACCTGTTGATGTTGATGTGCTACAATCAAATCCAAATGTATTTGAATTTTTTATATTATTACCCGTAAATTTAGGTAAATTTGGTCTTGCTCCATCAAAGCCTCCTTGCATTGGTACCATAAACTTTCTAGTTGCAATTGATACATTGGCTGCTAATCCTGAGCCAACTAATGCTGCTTGTATCGATCCGGTATATGGTGATGCTAAACTTGGAAAAGCTGCTCCTATATCTTGAGTTGCATCTCCTAGATAAAAGTCTGCATTTGATCCTGTATTTGAACCTGATGTTGGTAATGCAGCTAAATAATTTAAGTTTCTTTTGTCGGTAAAGCTAAATCCATTATAATTTTTAGGACTATATGCAGATCCAATATTTTGTGATGTTATATATTGAACTGGATATAAATTTAAATTACCTGCAGATCCTGATGCATCTGGAATTGGTGAATTAACAGCTTTAAATCCAAATGGTACTAATGTTTTATCATTTGTTTTATTTTTAACTCCATCAGTTGCTTCTACTCTAATATATTTTGAAAGATTTGGATAATCTCCATAATCATATATTTTTCCTTCAGAATTAATTTCTCTATATTGATCACCAATTCTTTTTAATACATAATTTGCAGAATCAGGATCTAAATTACATCCAATAAATGATTCTACAATTTCTGGTGATTTATCTGTATCATCAGATGAGAATGGAGAATTTGGAAGATTAATATTATTAACTCTTCTAACTTCCACTGTAAATGTTCCATATCCATTTGGATCAGATACTTCTGTATCAACTTTTACATCTCTTATTCCAATTTTTACATCAAAATTTTCTACGTTACCATGGGATAATGTACAAAATCTAAATAAATTAACTGCAGTCGAACCTATCTTTTGTGATGTAATATAAGGTGTTTTTGCTGACTGATAATCTTGAACAAATTCATATGTTGGTAATATAGCTAAACTCATTGAAACATCTTTAGCTCCTGCTTGGAACAAAGAAAATGCTGTACTATTTTCATATTGAACATATACTGGATAACTTACGTTTTTAGGATTTGTACCTAATACTTTTGTTACATAATTATTAGCGTTAGAATCTAATGACATACTCACAGATGCTGTTTCTAATGCTGTAAAGGCACTAAATCCAGGAACATCTGCATCTGTTAAAAATGATCCAGAAACAGTTAATGCAAATGATCCAGAAACATTATCATCAATTTTTGAAGCTTCAAAAACGTTTGTAGTATTAGATACATGTTGTACTGGTATTGTAGGATGTAGCAAATGAGTTACATATTTTATAGATGCTGATTCAGCAATAACTGCTAATGCTCCGTTTGTTAATGTATATCCATCTTCATACAACAATCTTGTAATTGTCATTGTTCCAGAATTTTTCATATATTCTTGAACTGTAAATGGTAAATATGATTCTTCTGTGTATGATCCGAATATTTCTTCAAACTCAGAAAATGAATTTACTACAGTTGGTATTAATGCAGGTCCTTTTATTGTTGGGCCAACAATTGCGGCTCCTATTTCACCAATTCCTCTTTGTAAAAAGCTTTGGTCTTTTTCTACCGTAAATACGCCTGGCGATACTATTCTTTCAGCCATTAAGTTACTCCTCTAATTTTTTATTATAAATATGAAACAAAACTCCCAAAATTAACTAATTGAGGTAAATGTTCCTTCTTCTATATTAATTTGACCATCTCCATATTTTTCCTTTAATTGATCAAATATTGTTTGTTCTTCTTTTTTCAATTCATCCAATGATGTAAATAATTGTTCTTTATAGGACACAATTTCATTTAACTGTTGTGTAGCATTATACTCATCAACTGAAACATATCCTAAATTTGTACTAACTTCATTAAATTTATTTCTAATAGTTTTGATTGATTCCATATCAACCGTATCAATTTTTTTTGTTTCCATAGCTTTTTCTTTTTTATTTGTAACTTAATTTATTTTATCCTGTAAATACTACTAGATACTTAGATCCTTCGCCGGCACTTCCAGATAACCAAAGTGAGCCTGTTATAGTTGGTTTTGATGTTGGTAGTCCATGTAATGATGAACTTCCGAATGCACTAATAGCGCCACTTGCACTTATAGCGCCTGATGCAGTTATATTTGTAAATACATGCAATGAACTAGAAATTAACCCGCTTGGTAATTGAGTTGATCCTGATAATATTCCTGCAGGTAATCCTACATATTCATTTGCTGTAATAGTACCACTTGAACTTATGTTACCAGATGCAGTTATATTAGTTACAGGTGCATTATTTACATTTAATGATCCTGATATTGTAATATCATATGCTAATGCGCCAGTTAAAGCGTCAATAGATTGAGTTACGTGGCCAGATAGTAATTGTCCGCCATCGGTTATTCCTGCTTTTGATAATGTATTTGCCATAATGAAATATCTTTATAATAAATATAGTACTAATTATTAAACTTAGGGAGTTGAGCCTGTATCAGTCCAATTAGGTCCTACTAATTGTTGTAAGCATTGTGAATGTGAACCTGACCAAGACAATGTTACACTATCGTCTGTGATAAATGTTGGTTCGTTTGTTGTATACCATTTCAATATAAATAAATCACTATCCAATGATTTTCTTACTGTTCCTGCAGATGTTTCCATTACTTGGGAAAAGTCTACTGATCCTATATCTGCCCATTTGGCAAATGCATATGTTCTATCTGAATAGTCCATTCTTGTTATCCTTTTTATTATTAATATATATAAATATTTTCAATTATACAAATCTATCTTTGGTATCATTATAAAATTTTTGTATTTCTTCAGCTGTTAAATAATTTCCATTATATATTGCAAATGGTCCCATTTCTCCTTCTGCGGCAGAACTTCCATAACCGGCAATTCCAGCATCTGTTCCTGCAGATATCCATGTTGTTGCATCTGTACCAGTACTAACTAATGCTCCGTTAATATACCATTTACTTTG